ATGAAATTTACAATGCCAGACAAAGAATCCATTGCTACAGAGTACATGGATGAAAAGGATGTGGACTTCCTTAAACGAAAATGTTCACACAATCCTGACCTTGGAAGGAAAGTTGGTTTGCTCGCTGAAGAATCTATCTTCAAGCGATTGCATTCACATCTTGTATCCAAGGAATTGACCCCTGAGATGCATAGTGCGCAGAACTTGGAGAGTTCTGCACACGATTGGTTCTATTACGGTCGCGAAGTTTTTGAGAAACGAGTCTCTCAACTTCAACAGGTAGCAAAGGAAAGTAACATCGAACACCTTTGTCCTGCTCTCTGGATTTCTTATGATGAACGTGTCCTTAAATGGAAACAAAAATATGAGGATTTAGAGATTCCCATACCAGAACCACAGGGTGTCCTCGATACACAATGTGGTGATTTGTATGTTAGTACCGTTGATCACAATGATCATTGTATCGGAACCGCATATAATCCCTATTTCTGGTGGGAACACATTTCTGTATGGTTGAGTTATCTTTTTCTTCCAATTATGCAGATACTGATTATTCAGAAGAAAGTGACGTTTACATATCATGTACCGTCATTTGGCTGGCGTATTGTAATTGCCCTTTTGTGGGCATCCCATCCAGGGTACTTTTTCAGCCTCCCTTTCTATTGTCTCTTTGAACTGTATTTCCCGTTCTTCTGCTATTATGTGGTTAAATATTTTTCTTAGAGAGATAATCAAACATTGACCGTCATGTCTTTAAACTGTCAGACCAGTTCTTGATCTGGTCCCTAAGGGATAGCAAAATCAATGTGTGTATATGGATACCAACATGGATGTACGTTTGTGAACTTTTGTACATTCTGTGTCAGGCTTTGCACACACAGGCATTCCCCTCGTGGAATACTCCTTTTTAGGAGAGTGATTAGCCATCACAAAGAAAACTTCACCGCCCTTTGCGTTGAGCAGCGCTTAGTGGATCGTTCCTAAACAGCTTACTCAAAACAACAATAACAACACAAGTGGGAAGCTTTCTTATCCTACTAGCATCCTATGCACCAAGGATGCTTTTTATCATGGTGCTAATCTGGTATTACAATGCCAGAGTGGAGATCATACCACGTCTGACGCCCAAATCTTTCAGGTGTCTGGCAAAGCTAACTATCAAAACGTCCAATTCACGGAGCAGATGGATCCTTATCTCTACGAAGTTGAATCTACGATGGACTCCACCCGCGGTCTTCAAGATACGTCTGACACGACGTTGGAAAACTTTTTCTCACGGCCTGTCAAAATTTCTGAGGTCGAGTGGTCTACAAGTTCTTCTCAGGCTTTCGATCTTGACCCTTGGAGTTTGTATTTCGATAATCCTCGAGTTGCTAACAGATTGACAAACTTCAACTTGCTTAAGTGTAAATTGAAAGTTAAAATTGTTATCAACGGTAATGGATTTCAATATGGTAGAATGCTGGTTAACTATTTGCCTATGGACGTTTATGATCAACTTTCTACCAATGCGGCATTAATACGACAAGATCTTGTGCAAGCTTCTCAGCAACCACATGTTTTTCTTGATCCAACTACGTCGCTTGGTGGTGAATTGACACTTCCGTTCTTTTGTGAAACAAATTACCTAGATATTCCTAATACACAATGGAACAAAATGGGAACTTTGTATTTTAGAACGTTGAATCAACTCAAGCATGCCAATGGCGCAACCGATGTCGTGACGATATCCACTTTTGCTTGGGCTGAAGAAGTTTCTACCAGTGTACTTACATCAGTTGATCATGGCACACTTCTACCGCAATCTGGTGAGATTGATGAAGCAAATGCTAAAGGAGCTATTAGTGGACCTGCAACTTCAGTGGCTAAATTTGCTGCATATATGAAGGGAGTTCCCTATATTGGTCCATTTGCCTTAGCGACTGAAGTAGGTGCAACTGCACTATCAGCAATGGCAAAAATCTGGGGATATTCACGCCCAGCTATCACTAAAACTCCTGAACCTTTTCGTCCGACACAAATCAGTTCACTAGCTTTAACGACGGTTCCAGACAATTCTCAGAAAATGACCGTAGATGATAAACAAGAACTCTCTATTGATCCTCGCATAGCAGGAGTTGGTGGTACTGATCCACTAAACTTACGTGAAATTGCGAAAAGAGAATCTTATTTAACAACCTTTTCTTGGAACATTGGCACTGCCCCAGATACACTTTTGTGGAATGGCAGAGTTGATCCTGTTACATGGGCTGAAGATACAGATGCAGGATCATTACATTTTCCTGCTTGTGCTTTTGCAGCTTTACCTTTTCAGTATTGGAAAGGTACAATGAAGTTTAGGTTTCAAATTGTTTGTTCCAGCTTTCACAAAGGTAGACTCAAAATTGTGTGGGATCCGAATTTTATAGCTGATAAGACTTACCTCGGCTATTCTGAATTCAACACTAACTATCTTAAGATTGTGGATATTGCAGAGGAGACCGATTTTACGATTGAATGTGGCATGGGACAGAATACTTCCTTTATTCCACATCACAATCCTGGAGCAGATTCTGTAACGGAAATGTATTCTACAACACGATATCAATCCTTTGCACCAGGAAATGGTGTGATTGGTCTCTTTGTAGTCAATGAACTTACTACACCCAATAGTGTCGTCAACAATGATATTGAGATTAATGTCTTTGTGTCTATGGGCGATGACTTTGAGGTTGCAGTACCTTCAAGTGACTTTGCTAACTTTCTATTTGCCCCAACACAGGAATCTCCGCGTCGTGATCCTTTGGAAACATCCCCATCAGGTATTTTACCTTCTCGGGATTCTTTGTTGTCACCCCAATCCGGTGAAATTACAACAGAGTCACAAAATACTACAGAACCGAGTGCACCACAGCAATATGAGACTTGTATAGTTGGACTGCCTCCGGCAGATGACTCCAACTTGAACAAAGTTTTCTTTGGTGAAAGCATCTCTTCTTTTAGACCGATGCTTAAACGGTTTGCACTCTGGAATGTGATACCGAAAGCTGCAACAGAAGGAACTGTAATTAGTGGTCGTTTTCCGGCCTTCCCGTATTATCGAGGAAGTGTTCCTGGAGCAAAGGATTTGACTGAAGCAGGTGCACCTTATAATTACGTAAATACCCTTTTATTGCATTGGGTTACGGGAGCCTTTTCAGGTAGGAGAGGCTCTATTCGTTACAAGGTGGTTCCGCGTGGATATCAATCCCTTTCGGACAGTTTTGCAGTTCAAAGAGCTCCATATTTAGTTACTGCAGAAGAGTACTATTATGATTCTCAGCCAATTGCAACTTTTGCAAGTGTGAAAGATGGACGCCTAAACTGTGTGCAAACTATGCGGGTTGCTGGAGGAGGTCAAACTCCATCACCTCGCAAACCTATGTCCGCTAATCGCGGACTCGTATACACAACCAATCAAATCAATGGAGCTTTAGAATTTGAGATGCCTTATTATTCTCCTTTTCGCTTTACCCCAGGTAAAGCTGCTTCCTTGACTGACGTTATGCAATTTGAAGCTGCATGGGATTTTCGGGCCACATGGCCTGAATCCGATACAGTTTCGAGTTCAGCAATATATGATGTATACGCCGCTGCAGGCGAAGATTTCCAGACGTATTTTTTCACTGGATTACCTCGCATGTATCGGGAAGTTTCGCCCCCTGTCTAAAAAGTGGGGCATGAGGGAGTTAACCCTTAAAAATCTAGCTTTTACAAAGTGTGCTAGTATTATTTTAAACACTTTACCAGACTGTGGTCGTCTGGGGGACTTTATGTCCTGGACTACGCCGTATTTGAATTTATGATTGAATTTTGCCCGGCGTAGCCGGTTTTTAGATCACATATTTAATTAGCGTAGTCCTATCCTCTCTGGTAACAGAGAGGCGAAGAGGCAGTGTGTACCATTATTTGCGACACTGCCCACGTATGGG